GCTCGGCCGTAAGCCAGGCGAATTTTTGTGGGATGATGGGTCCGGTTTTGGCGATTTCCTGCGCGAGCAAAAGGCAACTCAGCTGCCGCGCAACTGGTGGGCGCTTTTTCAGCAGCGGCCGGCGCCGGAAACTGGCGATTATTTCAAGGCTGACTGGTTTCGCACCTACACGAGCGAGCCCCCGCGCGACATGCTGAACGTCTATGGCGCATCAGACTACGCCGTCACCTCGAATGGAGGCGACTATACCGTGCATGTGGTGGTGGGCGTTGACACAGAAAACAACATGTATCTGCTCGACCTATGGCGCGGCCAGACCTCCTCCGATGTCTGGGTCGAGGTTTGGTGCGACCTCGTGCGAAAATGGAGGCCGACCTTCTGGGCCGAGGAGCGCGGGCAAATCGGTTCGGCGATAGGTCCGCTTCTTGTGAAGCGTGCACGCGAACGGCAGGCCTACACGGCGCGCGAGCAGTTCGTGGCTCGCGGCGACAAGGCTGTGCGCGCACAATCGATCCGTGGGCGCATGGCGATGCATGGCCTCTATGTCCGGCAAGGCGCGCCATGGTTTGCTGATTTCCGGGCCGAGCTGTTGGGCTTCCCGGCAGGACGGCACGACGATCAGGTTGACGCGCTCGGCCTCGTTGGTCAGTTGCTCGATAAAATCAGTGCTGCACCGCGACGACCTACGCCGCCGAAGCCGATCCAACGCGATGCATACCGCCCGGCGTTTGACGAGATGCCAGACGATAGTTGGAGTTGGAAAACGCTTTAGAATTACGCGCCGCCGTTCGGTTTTAAGTTAGCGCTTGCGGTGCCGGCGCGATTGGATGCGGGAATCGCGTCTTCGCACTTGATGACCTGCACAAACTGAGGAGGTAGCGAAGGTAACGTCTGCACCGTCTCCACCGTCAGCGAAGTCAAACAGTGTTACGTTTTTGAATTGCCCACGACATTGGTGCCGGTTCGTCGATAGGGAGGCTCCACTAGACCGCGCTGACGGTGCTGACGGTGGAGACAGTAGTGCCGGTACCGCCGCTGCTGATGGGAGGGGGACCGGTTTCGAATGCCGAGCTCAATTTGATCGTCCGGCCTCCTCCGCGTCCCTCTCGGCGAAAAGTCATTTCAATGCCCACGGTTCGAAGGAATGTCTGGGCACGACGCAGGCGGCCTGCGAGCGCTCGTGGGTTCTTTGGCCAACCTGGGACCCCGTCTGAGAGGCCATCAGCGGTGGGATCGGCACCCGCACGCAGGAGGTCCGAGGCTCTTCCCGTCCACATCCGGCGGTTCGCCATAATCGCCCGCACCCGAGCGGCGACCGGATCTGCCTCGATCAGGTCTTCGATCGCGGTCCTGCGGTTTGCCTGGTAGGCGCGGGCAAACGTCCCAGCCGGCCAAAATGCCGTCTCGCAGGCTGTGGCCCAGAGCGCGAAGTCTGCCATCCGCGGGAGCTGTTCGAGGTGGATGTCCGGTAGTTTGCGCAGGCCGAGGGAGACGGCATCGAGCAGCGATCCCAAGATGCGCGGCCGCGCGGTTTCGAAGTCTTGCCAAAATGGCCGCTCAGGCCGCCGGTCGCGGTCGGCGATCGGCGGCAGGGTCAGGAAAATCGCGCGATCGCCCAGATCCGGCCGGCTAATCACATCCTCGATGCTATTGAGAAGAATGGGGCGCGCGGCCTGAAACAGCACCTCGTCCTGATCCGTATAGAGCTGGCGCAGCCCAAAGCTTGCGCCCGTTGCCAATCGGCAGAACGCATCTGAGAGCGCAGGGGGCAAAGCAGAGAGATTGTCGAAGGCAAGGACATGCGAGTTGTTGGCCGCGATCACGAGATCGCGTTCCTCGCGCACCAGAGCCCGCACGGGCGCGATATTCGGGTCGATCAAAGCCTTGAGCAGCTTTGAGAGGACGGTCTTGGCGGAGCCCTGCTCGCCCGATATCGCCAGCAGGGGATAGGGGCCGCCAGCCCGCAACGTTGCCAACAGCCAAGCCACCACCAACACAAAGTCGCTCCGGCTCGGCAGATTGAGAAACGATGCTAGGGCCTCAATCGGCCCGCCTGCTTGTGGCTCTGGCAGCGGCAACATGCCGGCCGCCCGGCGGAAGCGCACCGGAGGCGAGCCGATGACGCGCCAGCCCTCAGGTCCGATCTCGACCGCACGCCAGCACTCATCGGCGAGATCGAGATAGATGTGGCCATCGTGTTCGGCGAGGCGAATATGAACCGCCCGTTCGGGACCATCAAACTGGGCGTGCGCCTCGAGCAGATCGAGCGTTGACCTGAGTTCCGCAGGACTGAGGGCAGTCCGCGTCTCCTCGTAGTGGCGGCGCCGCAGCCAGGTTCGGAACCGCTGGCTACGAATGGGCCAGGTTTCCCGGTGGCCATCGATCAGGAGGTCGATAAAGCCGGTACCCGCAGGCGTATGAGCGATCGGAGCGCTTGCCGCTCTCGACCTCGGTAAACTCCTCGATGATGCGCCAGTTGCCGCCGTTCAGATAGTTTGCAACGGCGTGACGCTGCGCCTCGATGCCGAGGCCGCTCTTGCCCTGCTTGCCGGTGGAAACGCGGTAATAAGCGATAAAACCGCCGTTCGACACCAATTTGTCAGCCTTGCCTAAGTTTCATCTTAATCAACGAACGTCGATTATCTTGTAACACGCGATGAAAGGGGTTGCAAGCGAGAAAGCGCGACGGAATTGTTCGGAGTTGCGCATGTGCAACAGCTATCCTGTCGAGTGGACCGCTTGGATCAATAACGCGGAACTGCGTTTTGGGGTCTGCCTGGCTGGTCCGTGCTGATGCCATGCAAGGAGGGCGCGGCAGGGCGTGCGCAGGCGGGCGGCGGTATCGGTGCAGAACGCTCCAGCCTGCGCGGCGCCAGGAGGCCCCCATTTCCCGCGACATCGGCGGCTGACAAATACGGCCCATGGGTCGCTTTTGCCCCGAGCTGGCCGCCGCCGCCCCGGCCGCGCTGGAGTCCCATTGAACCTACAAGAAGGCCGGCGGCCCCGGGCGTAGATCTCTTGGCGAGCATGAGGCGCGTGGTGCTGCTCGTTTGTCCAGCTCGTTTGTCGTGGGGATATGTTGGAAGGCTGCTCGAGCGGCGGGGTATATCCTGCTGCCACAATCGGGGGTTAACCCTGACGGAGAAACCTGGCCCGCGCGCGCTCGGTGAACGGCAGCCGGAATAGTCGACGACCTGATCCCAAGCAGGATGCGCGCGGCCTCATTGCTACCGACGCACCAAGATTGCCAAAGAGGGTCCGCGTGGCAAAGTTGGCAACGTTGGCAACCTTCGAAGTATGCCATTGAAGAAGATAGTCAAAACCCCTCTCTAGAGAGGCTCTTTTTCACGAAGATTGCCATCTCTTCGCTGGGGGGTCAGGTGGCAATCTTCCCCTTCGCCGGCAGCTCCCAGGTCCAGGCACCGTCGAACTTCGTCGGCGTCTTGCACGATCTGATGCCCAGTTCCTTCTTGGCACGGTCTAGCGTGCGTTTGGCGATGCCCTCTTGCGCTGCTTTCTCGATCAAGTCCTCAGACTTCACCGGCCCAGCTTCCAGACGCTCGAGCAGAAATTCGCGGGCCTCGCGCTTAGCGTAGGCCGAACGGCCGTCCGCCGCTTGCATAGCCTCGTTGGCCGTCACTTCGACGTGCTGCTGGTACCAGACGATGTACGGCGCATCGACGTCCACGCCGAGCTTCGCGTCATGGCCGACGGTTTTGACGCCGAAGCCGTAGCGCAGCGCTTTTCTGTCTGCCGCAAGGTTGTTCTTAACCTTCACGAACAACTTTGTGTTTTTGTCCTCGGGATCGTCCAGCACGGCGTAGACGCTGCGCGCAGCCGCCACGTAGGCGATGCTGTCTGACACGCGCAGCAGCGCGCTTTTGACGTCATCTTTTTTATTGAAGTGAGCGATACCGACGACGGCGACATTCAGCTCCTCAACCATGTCCTTCAGCGGCGTGAGGACGCCGCGCACATCGGTGGCAGAGCGGCCGTCAACCTTGCCGACGCCAAGGTAGGCGCTCACCGGATCGATGATGACGAGGACGACGTTGCCGAGCTGCATGATCTTCTTACGCAGCAGCGGCAAGTCGGTGACGAGGCTGAACGACTTGTCCTGGCCGTCGATGCGCACGCCGTCAATAAAGCAGATGAGCTTGCGATCGGCGCCAGCCGCAACCAGTCGCGGCAGCACGGTATCGCGCACGCCGTCCTCGGCGTTGAGCCAGATGACGTTGCCTTGCAGGGCGGCGCCTTCGTCGCACGGCAGCTCGATGCCGGCGGTGGCGGCAGCAGCAAGGAAGGCCGCGATCTGGCCCTTGCCGTAGTCGGGTAAGCCGGCGATCAGGCTGATCTTGCCCAGCGCGAAGCGCCCAGGCCAGAACCAGGTAACGCCGGCCATTTCCAGATCCTCCGCCGCGGTGGCGCGCACCTCATCATCCTGATCCTCATCTTGATCACCATGCTGATTAGGCGCGCCCACGGGCGCCGTCCGCGGCTGCTGCAATCCAGCTTTGGCCCCGCTCTCAATGGTAGCGCGCACCGAGGCCGCGCCATCCTCGGCCACGAGGCCGTTGGCCTCGGCCGCAGCAAACAAACGCTCGCGCACCAGATCGGCGTCGAGGCCACCACCAGCGACAAGCTGGTGCAAGTTGAAGGACGCGCGGTTGAGCGCATCGTTGCGGCCGCTATTCGGCGGCATTGCTGCCAATGCAGCGCATTCGTCCTTCAAGGCCGAGCGGTAGTAAATCGAGCTCGAGCTCGAACTGTTGGTGGTCGCGCTCGCGCCCGAGCTCGGGCGACTGCCATTGGTTTTGGCCTTGCGCCTGCCCTTGTCGTCCACCTCAACCCAGCCGGCGGCCAGCATGATCGTGGTGGCCCCGGCGATGAACCGGCGCGCCGTTGCCTCGTCCAGCAGCGGCAGGTGCCCCCGCGCGACAGCGATGAGCTGGCCGCCCTCCCACACATACGGTTGGCCAGTGTCCGGGTGGATACCGTCCGCGATGTATTGCTGGCCATCGGCCAACACCTCGATCGTATGGATCGTATTGTCGTCCGGCGCCTTGAACTTGGCCTTGATCTTGTTGAAAGGCGTCTCGCAGCGAAACGGGATGAGCCGCTTGGGCGGCTTGCCGATGCGCTTGATCAGCGTCTCGTGTGCCACCGTCGCGCGCAGCACGTCCTCAATACGCTCAGCCATGGCCGCTTCGTAGATGTCGATATCGACTGCCGGTGCATGGCGTGTGCGGATGCCGGTATTGGTGGCGTCAGGGTAGATGGTGCCCCAGCTCGCGGGCGCGTCAACGTCGATGGTGATTGTGGGCCAGCCGGCCGGCGCGGGACGCTTGCCGATGCACGGGATCGGCTCGTAACCAGCTTTGATGTAGCGGATGCGACGTACCGAGATTGCATTGAGTGACATGGAGATACTCTGAGGAAAAAGAACCACCGGCTCTCGGCAACAACCGGTGGCTCAGGTGTCACATCGTGATCTCGTCGTTGAGATCATCTTTGAGCGCCGGCTTCGGCTTAATGGGCTCGATCCTGAGACCATCGACGCTCTTGCCTTGGAACTGCGTCCGCGCGCACTTGACCCTAATCTTGTGCCCGGGCCAGTCCTCGGAGTCACCGAAGGCGTTTTCGAGTTCGTCCCAATTGGTGCGGTTGAGCACCATGGGTTTCTGGTCCTCGAAGTACAA